GGTAGCCGGTGGTCTGGGAATGTCTGGCTTAGATCAGTCATCCTCAGGAGGTATGCCACCGCAACAAGAAGGACAATTACCACCAGGAAATGAGATGGGAGCTCCTAATGGCTGACTTTGACATCTCTACTAATCGCGGACTTACAGATAAGCGCATAGGTAGAGGAATTGATAAAGCTAACTCAGCAGTCTTCGTAGAAGAAGATAATATGGATGATATTAAAGGTCTGCGTGCTAGGCTAACTGCTTTAAGTGCTACTAGTTATACAACTGCACGTCTGGATGCGATGACTAAGAATGATATGATTTATGCACTTCGCACCGCTAGCTCCGACTCAGCTGGTATTTAAAGAATTACTTGACCTTATCAATACACTCTAGATAGTAGCCAGGGCCGGAGAGCCGGTACAGCATTCATAGAAAGTAGTAAAATGGGACCTGAAGAAGCTCTTAATGCTTTAAATACTGCTAATGCTACAGAAACAGGAGATCCAGCTACTACTCCTGCCGCTACAGCTCCTACTTTTCAAGAGCCTCCACAAGTAACACCTACAGAGCCTGTAGCGTCGCAGACTAGTACCGGACATCCTGCTTGGCAGGAAATTCTTTCTCAGGTTCCAGAAATGCTTCATGACAACCTTCGTCCTACCCTGGAAAAGTGGGATAAAGGAGTTCAGGAAAAGCTAACTCAGGTACACTCACAGTATGCTCCTTATAAAGAATTTTTAGAGAGTAAGCCGGACCCTGAGCAGTTACGTAATGCTCAGCAGATGTATAATCTTCTTAATACTGACCCGGTTACTTTCTATAGTCAAATGGGTGAATGGTTACAAAGTCAAGGGGCGTTAGGTGAGCAGGGCCAGCAGCCACAGCAACAAACTGGTGAAGTAGACCTTGGGGAATTTGGGGATCAGCAAGTAGATATAAGTAAGGATCCCAGATTTCAGCAATTAGAGCAGCAGCAGCAAATGATAGCGCAGCAGCTGGAACATGCTCAGCAGATGGAGATGCAACGTCAGGCAGATACTTGGCTGGATATGAAGCAGTCTCAAATTACTGCTAGTCTGAAAGAGAAATACGGATTAGATATGAATCCTAATTCTAATCCTCAGGCAGCAAAAGCTTGGGACTACATCATTCATTCAGCAGCTGCAATAGGAGAGCGTACTAAAGATTTTGATGGCGCTCTTGACGCAGCTGTGGGGCAGTATGTGGAACTTATTAGTGGGATTAGGAACACTCCTACTCCTAATAATGGGGCTCCTCCAGTTATCCCGCCTAGCAATGGTACTCCTTCTACTGCTTCACCGGGCACTAAGGGAATGACAGAAGAACAACGTAAAGCGTACGGCGTATCGCTGCTGACTAGTGCTTTGAGGGAGTCATAATGCCTGCAACAATGACCACTATTAGTGCAATCACTAAAGAACTGTATGAAAAGGATATGCAGGACCAGCTTAATAATAGTACTACTGCCCTTACTCGTGTTCAAAAAACATCTGAAGGTGTCTCTTCAGATGTTGGCGGTAAGTACGTAGTTTTCCCAATTCACACCAAGCGTAACTCTGGTATTGGTGCTCGTAATGAATCTGAGGCCCTGCCTACTGCTGGTCAGCAGGGTACCGCAGCTGCACGTGTCGGCCTTAAGTACCTGTATGGCCGAGTCCAGCTAACTGGCCAGACTATGGAACTTGCTAAGTCTAATCCTCAGGCTTTCATTTCTGCATTGGATCTGGAAGTTAATGGCCTTAAAACTGACCTTGCTAAAGACCTTAACCGCCAGGTCTACGGAGATACTCTGGGTGCTATTGTAACTTCTGCGGCTACCTATACTTCGTCCAACGATATTGTTGGTACACACGTTGTGTGGGCAGAAGAAGGTCAGATGGTAGATGTTACCCAGGCCAATGGTACGATTATTGCGTCTAACCGTGAAATTACTGCTGTTAACACTGCTACTAAGACTATCACTATTAGTGGTGCGGCCGTTACCGGTGTAGCGGGTGACTTAGTTGTCCGTACCGGCAACTATGGCCGTGAATGGGATGGTTTTGGGTCTATTATTAAAGATAGTGGGACTCTCTTTAATGTTGACCCCACTACTCAGCCCCGGTGGAAGTCCTATGTAGACTCTAACAGTGGTACTAACCGTGCACTGTCAGAGGGTCTTATGATCCTTGCAGTTGACAGCATCCGTACCAAGGGTGGCAAGGTTTCTCTTATTCTCCAGAGCCTCGGTGTTCGTAGGGCATACTTCAACCTGCTTTCTCAGCAGCGTCAGATTGTAAATGTTAAAGAGTTCACCGGTGGCTTCACCGGTCTTGCGTTTACTACTGATGATGGTGAAATTCCTGTAGTAGCAGATACTGATGCGCCTCCGAATACTCAGTTCCATGTTAATGAGAAGATGCTTAAGTGGTACCGAGAAGCTGACTGGTCCTTTATGGACCGTGATGGTTCTATGTGGCAGCGTGTAGTTGGATATGACGCTTACGAAGCTACTATGTTCCAGTACAGTGAGCTTGGTACGCATCGCCGCAACAGCCACGGAGTTATCAAGGATCTTACCGAAGGTTAAGATTAGATAGTGGGGGCGGTTACGGCCGCCCCCACTTCTTCATGAGGAGTTTAAAAATGAAGGCTGGATACTCCGTACGAAATGAAGCGGCTACAGCTTTGGCAGCCGGTGTTGCTAAATCAGTTCTTAGTGTTATAGCTCCTGCACAATTTGGTGTAGACCTTAAGAAGCTTAAGCTATCTTTTGACGGTGTGACATTTAGTGCAGCTCCCGTTCTATGTGAGCTGTGTACTTCAACTCAGGCTACAGCAGGTACTTCTACGGCAGGAACTGTTCGGCAGATATATGGCCGTACTATTACTGCTGGGTTCACAACCGGGTATAGCTATACTGCTGAGCCTACTGTACTAACAGTAATTGAGCAGAGCCTTATAACTCCTGTAGGTGGTACTCTATGGTACGACTGGCCTTTGGGAGATACTCCTGACTGTGCCGTATCCAATGCATTTATTCTCAGGTGCACTGCTCCGGCTCCCGTAAATGCTAGAGCGTCTATGGTCTTTGAAAGGTGCTAACATGCTTGTCCGGCCTAGAGTTTTGCCGACCGGATTAGGCGCCTCTACTGGTCGGGGAGATTTACAACTATATGGGTATGAGCCTGCTCCAGTTTCTACAACTGGTATTGTAGGAGGCACACCAGCTAGGTCAGCTTTAACAGTAGTAGCTGGCAACGTAACGCACAGCACTGATGGTCAAATATTCAATAATATCTGGTTTCAAGGCATAGCTAGTCGTAGAGCTGATAACATTAAATATAATAACTGTTGGTTTTCTAACAGAGCTGACTGTGACGATACAACTAACAGCTATGGCGGTACAGAGTATAACGACTGTACTTTTGAAGCTGAGTCTCCTACTAACTCAACTCATGAGTATGCTATTGTAGGTTATGGATTTAAAGCTTTACGTTGCTATATTAGACGTTTTAAAGATGGCGTTAGAATTCGTAACCGTGGGGGGTCTGTAGCTGATGTGTGGGTGCAGCAGTGCTACGGAGATGAACTACTTTGGTGGGCTAATGATCCATCTCAAACTGACGGTACCCACAATGATGTTATTCAAATTGAAGGTGGGACTAATTTCAACATACTAGGTAACTCGTTACACGGATTTAATAGCCAGGTAGCACCGTTTGGTGAAATGCCTGGTGATGGACAAATTCAGTCTACTTCAGTTCTAATGTATACAGATAATGTCAGTGATATGAATGGTCTTGTAAACGGTAACTGGCTCTATGGCGGAGAAGTAACAGTTAATGCGTCTAAGACAAGTCTTTCTGGCGTTGATATTGGTACTATTAGTAATAACAAGTGGGGAAGAGATTTTGTAAGCAACTCATTTAATATCAATAGTAACCTTATCTATAGTTTCCCAGAGAACAGATATCTAGATAATAATAATTTTGTAACCCCCCATGTGGCTAGTTAGGGAGGAGAGTCAATTGTCTACGACTGTTGAGGCTACTCCTCATAATAACTCTGGATCTACTTCTGTAGACCATGTAGAAGTAGCTATGCCAGCTGGGATACTAGATGGTGATGTTCTAATTTTGCATGTAACTGCTGAGCGTGCTACAGCAGTGCCAACTGTTCCTACAGGATTAGCAAACGCACTAACAACAATATCTAATACTGCCGGTACAGCTATGTCCTGGTATATGGGATACGCCCCCGTAGGTCCTGGGGATTCGGAAGCTGTCGTATCTTCGTTTATACCTCCTGGTGATGGTAGTGTAGTTAGACGTCAGGCTATTGGAGGATTATTAATACGTGGGTGTGTATTTGATGACATAGTAACTGCATTAGGGACGTACACTGCGAATGCTGACGGTGTAGTTACCGCTACAGGGCCTAGTGTTACTCCGGATACTGATGATTCATTGCTAGTTGGTATCATGGCATCTTGTTCTAATGTTACACCTTACGTTAGAACTAAAACTGCAAATTCTCCATATACTCAAGCTTACTATGATTCTTCTACATCGGCTGCCTCCACTAATGCTGAGGTTACAGCAGGATACAGGCAGCTATCTGGAGGTGGAGGGGCATCCCAATCAGGGTGTGTGTTCCAAGATACTACAACCCCAACACCTACTAAGTTTCACTGGATTGCAGCAACTTTAGCCATCGGACCGTCGCTAATATCCCCTGTAGCGATACCTCAGATATTCCCTATATATGCTAACATGAGGAGTGTCTGGTAATGGCTAATTTAGGAAGGCTAGTTAGGTACACTCAACCTTTACAGGTAAGACCAGTTGGGTACCTAACCCAGTTATCTGATCCACCAGCTCCTCCTGCTGGATATTGGAAGACTAATGCTGATTTATATATGCAGTATTTGACAGGACTTGGATACACGACCGGTTCTATTACTGACAGAGAGTTTGCTAGATTGAAAGCTAAGACAGGAGCTGACGGGGTTGGGGAAACTTTACGTGATATGTATGAACTAGCTAATGAGGAGCCCCCAACATGGCTGCTGTAGATCTACACAATTCTTATATGTACGATGCTGATTGTGGTTATTTTATATCAGAAGAGCATAGGATAATAGCTGAAATTATACAGGATTACAATCCTGACTTATACCTCATGTGGATTCCTCCTGATAAAAGGGATCTAAATGATACCGAACCGTTTGCTATTGTTCATATGCCTCCTGGTAAATCTCAGTATGTGGTTCGTCGCTGTAAAGACTCTGAAGTGGATGTTAGACTTCTTGAGTGGCTTTGGTCCAATGATCAGGCTCGTGGCGGTACTGATATTTTGGGCAGGCTAGAAGCACATGAGGCTGCTAAAAAAGCAATGCAATTAAAGAGAGACCAAGAAAAGCTGGATGCTGCTCAAGATATAGCATTAAGTATTATTAAGAGCCCTCTTAACGCCTACAAGCACAACGGTGTTAAATATCAGTAGGGGATACCATGGGACTGGCCGTTACTACTAAAACTCTGCAGAACATATTTGACAGAGTTACCAGGCAATTTGGTGACGAGTCAGGTTCTCAGATAACTCTAGCTGACATTACTGCATGGACTAACTCTGCTATAACTGAGGTAGTTAGAAAAAATAGAATACTAAAAGCTAAATCTACAACTCCTTCTGTGGCAGGCCAGAAGGACTATACGTTTAGTGGCCTTAATATTCTTAATATAGAACATCTGCATTATGCGGGTGTACCACTGAGATACATGGGCTTTCAAGAGGCCCAAGAGTATATAGCTAAGTACGATCCTACTCAAATTCAATCCGATACACCTACACTATTTTATGAGTGGGCTAGTGTAATTTCGCTGTACCCTGTTCCGCAGCTTAGCGGTGACGACATTGATATATACTATGTTCAGTATCCAGCAGCTATTAGCATTGTTACTGACTTATTAGGTGTTCCTGATCAATATTTCGACGCTATACTACAGTACGTTCTTGCTCAGGCGTATGAGCAGGACGATGACTGGCAAGGATCCGCTATTAAGGCTCAACAGTCTGATGCGAGTCTTAATCAGTTAGCCCAAGATCCTCAGACTTATGTTAGAGGAACGTATCACACTATTATGGTAATGGAAGAGGATATGTAATGCCTGGAGAAGCTGTTAGACTGGGGCCTTTTAAGGGCGGTCTTAATAGCTCCAGTGACCCCTCTTCTATTGCTGATGATGAACTCTCTGTATGTGAGAACTTTGAATTTGATACAGATGGATCATTATCAAGTAGGCCACCTATAACCGATTATACTGCTGGCCCTGTAGCGGATACGTTACATATACTAGGTTGTTTTGTAGACAACAATGGCGCAGTATGGACTATAGGTGCTACTACTAATATAATATACTATGATAACAGTGGTACCTGGGTACAAATTACTACAGGCTTTAGAGCAGCAGCTATGGTTCAGTACGGAAATAAAGCATGGTTAATTGTTGAGCCTGGATCTGCTAATCCTGGTGGTTCGTGGGTACCCACAACTCCGGGAGCTGCTGGTACATTTACTGCTGTTTCAGCTATGCCTAAGGGTATGGCAGGTCAAATTTTCAAAGATAGATTGTATATATGTGCCGGTAGTAAAGCTACAACTAACGAAAGCCGTATTGCATTTAGTGCTATTGCCGATCCAGCTACTTGGTCTGGGTCAGATTTCTTTGATGTCAATCCCGGCGATGGTCAGAAAATAATAGATATATATTCTTCTGGTAACTCTCTGTATTGTTTTAAGAGTGATAGCACGTATGTGTTCTCTTACGATTCGTCTCCTACTAAGGGCGTGCTACAGCCCATATCTAATTCAATTGGTGTGTCTTCTATTGAGTGTTTAGCTCAATTTGAAAATACTATTTATGTGTACCATGAAGGTTTCTTGTATGAGCTTGTTAACTACATATTTAGCAAACTTAACTATAAAGTAGATTTTACTCCTGACTTTACTAACCCTACTACGTACGATCGCCCTGTAGCGTTGTCTAAAGTGGGCGATAGAATGGTTCTTCGTTATTTCGATAAGGTATACGTATTTAATCTAAAAACTAGGACGTGGACTACGTGGGTGACGACTAAGTTAGTAGGTAGGTTTACTCAACTACCTAAGGATAGCACTAGTAACGCTCCTTTGTCGTATCTAAGTGGTTCATCCGCACTTAATGATAATGACGTATTTAAGTTTACAGATGCTTTTAGTACACTGACTGAAACTATAGTATGTAAAGCTAGAACTAAGTATTTTGACTTTCAAAGTCCTAACCTATTTAAGAGGATGTACTGGTGGGGAGTAGACTGTATCGCCCAAGGAACAGTTACAGGAACGGTTACTCCAGTTATCTATAGCTTCTCTGTAACATGGGGCCAGCTCTCAAGCATGAAATGGGGAGATTTAGCAGGCTTTACATGGGGACAGCCTCTTAATATTGTTCCTTCTGTAGTAGACTCAGCTGATGCTTCAGGGTCTACAGGTCGTAGATTTATAAAATTCTTAAAAGCTATTAGATTTAGAAATGTTTATTTTGAAGTGCAGCTTCAGACAGATGGAACTGCTACTACTTCTCCTGCTAAACTGTTTACAATAAATCCTGTAATTTCCCAGAAGCAGCAAGCACCCAAGAGGATTAACTAATACTTGCTTAGTATGAGAAGGGTGGTATAGTTGAGCTATGGCTAGTAAAGGTTTTGTGCACATGCCTGGTGCTATGCCTGGCGCTTTCCAAAGACCAGGTAAAAGTATACAGGTACCACCAAGTCAGGTACACGGAAGTGGCAACACCGGCAGCGGTAAAAGTGTTGCAGGTGGAGGATTTAATCGCTACAGCGCTGGTAATAAGCATTACGGTGGTGGGCGTTCTATGCCTACTATGGGTAGAGTAGATCCTCAAGGGTATGAAGAAAGAGATGCTCTAACAAAAGCTAAAAGAAATGCATTGCTTAGAAGAATGCAGGCTGGTATGGGCAAGAAGTATTTTTCAGCAGAATGGCTGAGAGGTAATAAACATGCCGGGTGAACACAGTGGCGGGCAAATAGGTCAAATAGCTCCTCGCCCTCCAACTTTAAGATATCGTCCTCCAACTTATGAGTCCCAGGGTGCTCCTTTTGTAAACGCCCCCAGGCCCAGACCTAGGCCAACTCCTAAACCTTCTGCTCCTGTGCCTTCCACTAATTATGGAGGTAGCACAGGTGGCACAGGAGGGGGTTATAGCGGTGGAGGAGTAGGTTCTAATGCTACAGGGCAAGTCTCTCAAGTAGCTCCTACTATTGAATCATTCTTAGGTGCAGATACACAATACCAGTCTCAGCTTGCTGCTCTGAATAAAGCTCTTGCAGACTACCAAGCTCAGATGGGTATGCAGTCAAATCAATATCAGACTAACTATGCTTCTAATCTCAATCAACTAGGTACAGATAGAAAAGTTGGTATGGATGATCAAATGAATGACTACACAGGTCGTGGTCTTTTTCATTCTGGTCTTTTTGGTAAAGCTGCTGGTGATCTATCTACTCAGTTTGATAATCGTCAGTCAGATCTTTCTAGGGCCCGTGCAGATTTCTTAGCTAATCTTGGTCTAGATTTTAATAACTTCCGGTCTCAGCAAAATATTACTAGTCAACAGGCTAAGAGTGATGCAATTTCTCGTAGGGCAGCGCAGTATGGGACTCTAGCTTAGAAGGAGGGAATAGCATGGCTAATGCTTCCGCTAATATGCCAGGTGAACATAGTGGATACAGAAGGGGAAGCACCTCTCTTGCTGAACCCTATCAACAGCCAGATCCGCTACAGCAGCTGCTAGAGCTACTTAATCAGCCACAGCCTGATTTTACGCAGCTAGCTAAACAGCAGTTAGACCCTGCTTACCAGGCTCAGATGGCTGCAATTGAAAATGCTAAGGGTGGAGCTAGGAAGCAGTCATCCTATAACGACGCTCAACTAGCTGCCATGTATAAAGCCCTTGGTATTGATATTGGCAAAAATGCTGGTAATATCAATAATATATTTAACGAAGGATTCGGTACTGTTAATAGCGCTTATAGCCAGGGCGCTAAAGATGTTGGTGGTGCTTTTGACACCACACAGAACGATATGCAAGCTATGCTTGCTAAGTTTGGGCTAGAAGCTGCCGCGCCGGATGCCCTTAGGCAGTCTAATACGAATGAAGCACTAATGCGTAGTATCGTAGCAGCTAATCGTCAGTCTGCTAATAATGCCCTAGGTACTAGTCGAGCTGGAGATTTAGCTTTCAATACTGCTCAGCAAAATATAGCAGGACAACAGGGAACTAATGCTAGGTCTGAGTTAGCTCAGCTTCTCAATAGAACCCTTGCTGGGTATGAGCAGCAAGGGCTCCAAGCTGCTGGTAACTACAACAGTCAGCTAGCTAAGACTACCCAAGAAATGCAAAACTCTTATCTAACTCAGCTACAAAATCAGCAGAACTTGGCGTACTCAGCATATAACAACCAGCTTAGTCAGCAACAGCAGGCTCAGGAAAGTCAAACTCCTAGTATGTCTCAGCAATGGAGTATGATGGGGCCTGTTGATAAGGGCTACTATCAGGCATCTCAGCTATTTGGTCCCCAAAATGCTGGCGCCGCTATGAACTTAGTTATGTCTGTTGGTAATGATGCTGGCAGCTATCCTAATGGTTTTGCTTTCGTTCAGGCTGTTAAAGATGCTAACCATGAACTACAGAAAACCAACCCTGGCGCAGCTTTAGACGATCAGCAGCTAATGTCATTAGCCTCGTTTATGTATGACCAGATCAATCCTAGGTATAATCCCTACTCAGCCCAGGGATAAAAATGGCAACCGACTGGTTTCAGCAGGCTGTAGCGCGTATCTATGCGTTGCAGAACTATCGCATGTCACTTTTAAATCAGACTCAAAATAGTCTGGGAGGAGGGGGTTCCTACTCTCCTCAGGCAATTGCTCTAAATGCTATGTTAGCTAGTAGAGATTTACCTGCTGTTTCACCAGTAACGCCACCCTCAGTTGACACAGGAAATAAGGATCTATTTAAGGCTCCCGATTGGGCACCCGATTGGGCTAAATCTTTAGCTCATATTGAAAGCAAAGCTGCTCCTTATTTACCAAGTGCTTGGGGAGCAGTTGGGCTATCTAAAGGTTCTGATACTTCTGTCGGTAAGAGAATTATTGACATACTGTCTAGGAGTACCTATGCCTCTGCTGATGTAGCTAAGGCGGCTAGTAGTGGAGATATAACAGGTATCCCAGGGGCCGCATGGGCAGGGCTATCAGGTAAAGATAAATCTACATATGCTGATGTCATAGAGCAGGAATTTCCAAATGCTCCAGGTTGGGTTAAAGGTACAGGCGGTCTTGTAGGGGATATCTTTTTAGATCCTACTACTTATATACCTGTAGGCGGTATAGTAGCTAAAGCAGGCTCTGTAGGAAGAGCTGCTAAAGTAACGAGTGCTGTAGATAATGCTGTTCCTAAAGTTTTAGAAGGCACTGTACTTCCTAAAGGACAAGCTGATGCTTTTGCTAGATATGCACTAGAGGGACCTAAGCCTGGCAATAGAACATTTGTAGGATCACCTAGCGGTGTAATTGATATCACTTCTCCGGATGTCATAAGAACCGCTACAGCGCAGTCTCTGACAAGTCAGATTCAGGGAATGCCTAAGCTTGTCCACCCCTCTGGCATTTCTGTGGAACCTTTATTCAAAGATGTCTCTCAAACAGTAGAAAGTACAGTACCAGTAGTTAAGCAAGTAGAAGTTCCAGTCGAGGCTAAAGCTGCACCTAGGGCATCTGATACTAGATTAGCTAGTCTTAGAGCTATTAAAATGAGTCTTATGCAGGCTGAAGACTATCCTATTAATGGCATTAAGGTATCAGATTATCTTAGAACTGCACGGGCTACTACAGACCCCTCTAAGTTAAAGATGATTGATACTGTCTTTAATGAAGAAGCCAAAAGGCTTTTTAAGACAGGTGAGCACAAGACTAAGCTTCCTAGAGTCGGTGAGGAAACAGGGGCTACTCTTTACACTAGTGCTGGTAAGAAAACTCCGTTCGGACTCACTGTAGCGCAGGCCAGTGATCTACTTAAGCGTGGAGAAATTGGTGGAGTTACTAGTGGTTTTAGTAAGTCTGCTAAGTTCCTAGGTGAGCAGCCAATTCACAGTGCTGAGGATCTGGCTAACGTCTATCTGCATAATTCAAAAGGTGCATTAGTCCCTCTTGGTGAGTACCTCACTGACTTAGGTATAACTGTAAAAGCTATAAGTCCTACAGGTGAAGCCAAAGTTGTAGCTGAGCCTTTCAAGTTCGATTTTGAAAAGCCACCTGCAACTAGAACTGTTTCTAAAGTAGTCCATGAGACTACCTCCACTACTACGACTAAAGCAGTCCGTATGACTCCAGCTGAGACTATCTCATGGATGTCTAAGCACGCCGGAGTTTTGACTAAAGAAGAGATGGCCTATCTTAGAAAAGCAGGCTCAAGATCTTCCTTTGATAAGCGTCTTGCTGAAATTAAGACTAAGGTCATAGTAGGTAACTTTAAGACCCTAGATGAAGTAATCAGTGCTGCCGAACAAGGAATGATTCCTGCTGACGCTCTTAAGCAGCTGCTAGATACTGCCGGAGCTAAATCACTAGCTGATCTTCGTTCCAAGGCACGTGCCATTATTGATAAGACTGGAGAACGGAAGAAAGCCCCTGTAGCGGCCAAGCCTGCTGCGCCTAAGCCTTCTGCTAAGCTACAGCGTCTTACAGGAGCTGAGGCTAAGGCTACAGATACTTTCGCTACAGGTGTTAAACCAGCTGAGCAACTAGTCACAGAGGGTGCACAGCTGGATAAAGTTATGCCTACATTAGATCAAGCCCAAATTAAGGACTTGGCTAGTGCACTGGGCTACGCCGTCATGGAAAATATCCTTAAGCCTTTAGATCCTAAAATATATCCATGGGTTACGGATATTAAGAAGTCTCTTCGTACTAGTAGAACCCCAGGTCAGGGACGGGCCCGCAATCTTCATGGCTGGAACTCCTATTCACAGTCTGATGTATTTAGGACTCTAATACGGCGAGCTTCTGCTGATTTCAAAAAGGGAACAGAAGCTGCTACTTCTAAGGGTGCTAAGCGCGCTATGTTCAAACAGCGTGCTAGTATCCTATACGACCGTATCGTGCCAGAACTACGCGCTGCTGATCTATTAATGCGTAAAGAAGGCGTTAAACTTATTGCGGGAACGGACAATAAGGGTATTCTCCTTAGTCTTAGCGACGTAATTGACGCGCTACCAAGACCTCTAGTAGAGAAGTACCTATTTACACCTGCATCTTCTGTCTATCCTACAGCTATGTTAGATGCTGCAGCCTCTATTGCTAAGTCTATAATAGAAGGCACATCATTAGACGTAGCACGTGTAGATGCGTTCAATGTTATACACAATAATGCTAAAATAGCAAGTATGAAGAACAGTGAGGTATTTACTAATACAGTAATTGATGAACTTCTTGCACATAGCGATGAATTAGTTCAACGTGTAGAAGAAAACTACGCCCGTGAGTCTATGAAGACGGGTACTGCTGTCGTTTCTATGACAGATCCTGTAATCAAGAATATCGCACAGAAATTTGCGGATCCTAATGTCTCTATCGGCGAAGCTTTTGGTGACTTTGTTAATCGTGGTAATTCCGTTGCTGCTATCGGCAAAAGCATTGCAGCTCCTGCTGGTTCTGTAAAGCTAGCTAACGATCTAGTTGATGCTAAATTAGCATCTTCAGTCTCTCCAAGTGATATTGCGGAGTCCACTGCCGCAAAAGCATTTGCTGCGAAACCCGGAGATCCTAAGGTAGCTAAAAATCAATACGCGGCTAGAGCCTCTGCTGCTGATCTAGCGGCAGGGGACGTAGTCGATATTGGCCAGAAGTACGAGAGTAGACTGTATACTGCCTTATTCAAAGCTGGTGTACCTTTAGACGAAAAGATAGTTGCTTTTAAAGACGTCATGGGTGAGGCTTTCGTACCTCACTATGGCAACAGGGACCTACATTTAATTCTGCGGGACCGCAGGAGCGTTACTCAAGACTTCGCCAGAATGCACTCTTCCCTAATGTCTAATCTGTGGGAGATGGCACACAAGGCTTATGGTCCTGATGTAAACAAGTCGATACAAGATGCCTTTAAGCATGCCCAAGAGGGTACACCTGTAGCGGATACTGTAATGGCCGATTTAGTGGATCAGCTACAAAAGAGCATAGACATAACATTTGGGTCTGCTGCTAACGGTCTAGGGTCTTTTGCACAACGAAATGGTTTTGTGCCTGAGCGTGTTAATAGAGCTCTGTCCTACTATGGTGTCCCAGATGAGTTTCTTTTTGATGGGACTAAGTCTATAGCTGAACAGGCTGATATCTGGAAAACATGGACTGGTGTGGAGGATCCACTATCCATTATGGATAAGTACCACGCTGCTATGCAGAAGGCATCTGTTGAAACTACTATAGGTGCTAGTTTTAGCCATGAATTTGGTAGGGCTACTAGACCAGATGATAGCTATGTTAAAATTACAGATAAAAATGGTACTAGTTACATAGCTCCGTACATTGATCAGAGTCTCTATTATCCTCGTGAAATGGTGGATCAGCTACAGTGGCTAGATAAAGCTCTTAAAGGTCAGTTTACCGGATTTAAAAATCCCAATGTAGCCGCTGTAATGAGGCATTACGATACTCTTATACATGCTTGGAAATCGGGCATGACTATTTATCGTCCTGGTCACCATGTTTCTAACTTTATAGGTGATGTTACTTTATCTTGGTTTGCTGGTGTCAATAATCCTACAGTGTACGCTAAAGCTGCTAGGATTATGGGACGTCGTGCTAAGGCATACAGGGATTGGGATGGCCTTAAAGCTCTTACTGAGGGTAAATCCCTACCTGATGTAGCCAATGGTAAGGGTATACATATAAAGATTAATGGTAAAAAGACATTTGTTGATGACGATACTATCTGGAGAATGGCCTTTGAAAAAGGTCTAGTTCCTGATTATAGAACTCTTGAGGATACAGCCTTCAACCTACGTCAGTCTCAAGGTATGACTACAGGTAGAAAATACGGCATAACTAGGCCCTTTGGTGGCAACGTACGAAAAGCTGCTGGTGGACTATCTCAGGCTAGGGATCACTGGGTCCGTATTGCTCATCAAATTGATGTCCTTCAAAAAGGTAACTGGAAGTCACTAGACGAAGCATTTGATGCAGCGGGTAACACTGTTCGTAAGTGGCACCCTGATGGTGGAGACTTATCTAACTTCGAGTCTAAGTACATGCGTAGAGCTTTCATGTTCTATTCTTGGCAGCGTAAAGCTATTCCGCTAGTTATTGAGACCTTAGCTATGAAGCCTGGCAAGGCTATGGTTATGCCTAAGGCTATGTATAACTTCTCAATAGCGATGGGTATTGATCCTGAGTCTATCTCTAATCCATTCCCTAATGATCAGCTATTCCCCAGCTTCCTAACAGACCAAGTTTTCGGCCCTCAGTGGCAAGGTTCGTTACCTGGAATACCAGGAACAGGTATGGAAGGTGGCTCCCATTATAGAGGTATTAACTGGCCTGATCCTGCTAGTCAGATTCTATCTCAATATGGAGGCAACGATCCTGGTAGGCAAGTATTGGGAGCTACGAGCCCTGTAGCGCGTGTACCACTTGAACTTGCATTTGGTAAGAATGTACGTACAGGTGGAAACATCACTAATACCCCAGAATACCTGGACCAGCAAATACCAGGATTAGGCTACTTCGATAGGATATTTGGCCATACAGTTACAGGTCTGGGATCTCCTACAAAAGATACAGCTAGAGGTAATAGGCCAGAAGGTGCAGATACTACAGCTATATTTAATTTATTGACTGGTCTAGGACAAGTAGACTATAGTAAGCCTAACTACATAAGAACCGCGCAGTTTGAACTACGTGATAAATTAAGGGGAAAGTAGAGTGGCTACTACGTACACACCTGACCCCTTTCATCAGGCATTGATGACTAGACTTAGTACAATTAGTGACTGGTCTAAGTCGTCATTGTCTAATACCCAGGCTTCTTTACAGGCATATAGAGCAGCACATCCTCCACAGCAAGTACAAGCTCCTGCTTCTTCCTCATACGGTAGGAGTAGTTCTAGCGGTGGGGGTGGTATTGGATATACTCCTCCGGCTCAAGGAGGGGGCAATACTTTTGAAAACTTTATGAGAGCTATTTCCCAACGTGAGTCTGGTGGCAACTACGGGGCTGTCAACCGTGACTCTGGTGCACTAGGGAAATATCAGATTATGCCTGGTAACATACCCTCATGGTCTCGACAAGCTTTAGGGCATAGTATTAGCACATCTCAATTCCTAAGGTCGCCGTCGCTACAGGAGCAGGTCGCTCAATACATGCTGCGCAGGTACTATAATCAATACGGACCTGGTGGGGCAGCTGTAGCGTGGTATGCGGGACCGGGAAGAGTAGCAGGTTGGGCTAGAAATACCAATAGTGGTTTCTACAATAGGCCACAAGGCGCATACTCTAGTATTAATGCATACGCTCGGGGGATCCTCAGGGCGATGGGAATTTTATAGTGACAACGGGAGCCTCCGACACTATTTTGACTTCTATTAATGATAGATTATCTGAGTTACGGGAGGACGTACGGTCTGTCCGTACTCATGTAGATGCTAAGGTAGGTGAGGTAATGCAAAAAATTGATACATTGCCTGACCGGTACATAAGTAAGGATACTTTTAACGCAGTAATAGATGGACTTCAGACTCAGATTAGTGATCTTAATAACCAACGAAACAAGGTTACATGGCTAGTTTTGTCCACCGTTATAATTGCTATACTAGGACTAGTAGTTGTTTCAGGAAGTAGGTTGATCCTACCATGAGTAAGACAATGAGTATTGTAAGAAAATCGGCAGTAGGTTTAGTTTCGATTACAGCTGCTATGCTTGCGGCTGGTTTAATTCCTACTCCATGGGATCAAGTAGCTAATGCTTTTATCGCTATAGCTGCTTACTACTCAGTGTCTCCTATATCAAAACATCAGAAGGCTGTCTCAGAGGAGCACAGCGACTCCTAGACCCTATTGACAGCACAGGGCCCCGTACTGCACCCTTGAGGTATGACATACCAAGAGGGATGGCAGGCACGGGGCCACTGTGTTTCTCATAATAAAGAAGTTATCAAACGCAATGACTCTTTATTTTTCCCTGGTAAAGGTAGACCTCCTGCTAAACGTAGGTATCAGGACTATTGCATGACATGTCCTGTTAAACAGATATGTTTATTAGACGCTCTAGTTCATGACGAATACGGAGTATGGGGAGGACTTAGTAGGGATGAGAGACAAACTATATTCCCAACACTTGGAGTCAAAGCGGTCCGCCAAGCAATCGACGAAGGCTGGTTTGAGCCTAGTAGACTTCCTGAGAGATCAGAAATACACGATATTGTTAGAGATTATCGAAATCAAATGGAGAGTCAAAAGAAGGTTTCTGATCATCCCGATGGACTACCTCAGGTTCAACCTGTGGTTCCATTTTTTGACTTTGAGATACAAGATGCTCAGCCCATGGAAGAAGTTTCTTCAGCACATCTGGAGAAACAATTAGTGGAGGTTCCCCTCCCCATCGTTGCTCCGGTGTTGAACGAAGAGGATTCCAACGTATTCCGGTTTGATTTTGAAACCCAACCTGACGACAGTGGTCAGAGCAGTACGCTACAGCTCTGTAATTAGTACCGAACATTTCGCCGCACCGCTTACATTTCTTATATGTAAAAGCTGCTGGCTTCTCTAAAGATCGAAGTACAGCTTCAATTTCCCAATGAGCGGGCGGCTTATAGTTTTCTGATCTAATATCTTCTATAGCTTCTTGTACTACATCATCCTGTAGCGGGACTTTTAGTAGGGATGCTAGCTTTCTACCAGCTTTCTCTTTGTCACTAAGCTTTCGGCGTCCCATGTTCTTTCTCCAACTTAGTTTGAAGAATACCTTCTTTGATTAAGTAGAAAGACCCATGAAGTGCAGCTGCATATTTATGTGATCCTGAGTGTTCCATAGAGTCTGGATGTGGGATACCTGTCCATAAAGAAGCTGTTTGCATTATGTTAGAAGGTTGGAGTATAACTTCTGCCTTCTTTTTTAGTGCGTAGGCTCTGATAACTCCAATCGCGGCCACTGTTGGGACTCGGGACCCAATATGGGCTTTAGCCTTCTTTCTGAAAATTTTATAGTCCTCACAGATGACTTTGATAGGGCTGGCCAATAGTTCGTCATCTAAATCAAGAAATCTACAAAGCTCATCAAAAGATAGTTGGCCAAGTTTTAGTATCTCTCCATCTTCTCGAAAGATAGCGTATCCAGTTGTAACTCCTGGATCAAACGCTGGATAGGTTTTCATAGGGTGATCTAGTGTTGTAAGCATTACTCTCCCCATCTATGAAAATCAACTTTGAATCGGACGCCAAAGTCTACTGGTACACTTTCCATTATGTCTATAATTTGTGGCCTATAGTGATCTACTAGATCATCTCTAATTTCAAACACAATAGAATCGTGTACCTGGAGTAGCATCCTACACTTGTCTTCGTCGTCTACTCCGTCATATAAACGGTGCATGGAGCCTTCGACAATATCTGCCGCGCCGCCTTGAATTATAGAGTTGAAAGCTTTATGGGCCTCATCTTTAGGCCACTGAAAATGCCTGTAGCGCCCACTCCAAAGTTGAACTTTTCCTTTAGCTCTAGTTACTTGCTGGGCTCTGGCGTTAACAACTCTGAACCCGGGATAGGCTCGATAGTAACCTTCAATAAGGTCTTTAGCCCTTTGCGGCGTAACACCGAATACGTTTGAAACTCTCCTGACTCCCCCTCCATACTGAATTGTGTACACAAGTGTTTTTTGGTCATGGCGTGCCAGGCCAGTAACAGCGGCCATTTCCGAGAATATATCTCTATCTTCAGCAAAAATTGCGAGTAGGGACTGCTCTTTAGCATATGCCGTGGCAAGACGAAACTCCAACTGACCATAGTCAGCCTCCCATAGAGAATATCCTGGCATAGCGATAAATGCCTGTTTCATTTCGCCATTCCAGGGTTTGTCACTTACCCGTGGAATTTGTTGCAAGTTCGGTTTTTCGCAAGAAAAACGACCAGTCTTGGTGCCGTGTAGTTTGTAATTAGGACGAAGGCGCCCATCCGGTGAAAGTAAGGCAACATAGGGTACGAAATTTGAAGATACTGACTTCTGCCAGCCCCGGTAGGTAAGAATATATTGCGCTGTTTCATCCTCCATCCTTTCAAGAATCTCTTCGTATTCTTCCATAGCGTACTTATCAAAGGATGGTTTGCCAGCTGGGGTCTTTTTAACTACAGGAAGTCCCATTTTATCAATTAGGACTTTGCCTAATTCTTTAGTAGATCCTGGATTGAAACCTAGTAATTCGGTGAGTTCTCCCATTTGCTCATTGCCAATAACCGTCATATGTTTACATAACGGCACATCAATGAGAACTCCACGACGTTCCATTTCAATCACTACATTGGTTGTCTTTTGTTTTAGTGGCCAGTAGTCTTGTAGTTCTTCAGCATTCCATTTAGGAAGTAGTTTGAAGTATATTCTATAGTCTAAATCTGAATCATACCTAGCGTACTCATACATAAGTTCAGATGGTATAGCGTGCCATCCTACTTTATCACGCAATGCTATGAACTCAGGTGATTCTTTCTTACCCGGATCGTTTAAGTAGTATTTTCCAACACTATCAAGTGATTTCTTATATGGTAGTATTTCATTAATTAGATGAGCCATTAACATAGTACAGAGTAGTCCTGGCATCCTAATATCAATACCAAAACTATCTGCAAATACTATATCAGCTTTATTATTGTGTGTTACAGTGATGAGAGAATCTCTAGACTCAATGGCTTCTTTGACTCTTGGCAGCCATATAGATATCTCCAGGTTAGTTCCGTAAAGGTGTCTAAATGGCATGTAGTGAGAGATAAGTCCCAAACCGGGGTATTCATAGGCCGCAGATATTCCTTGTGTGTAGCCTCGTCCATCTCTGCAATCCTGTCCATTAGTCTCCAAGTCAATAGCCGCTACAGGTGCTGTAGCGAGTCCTTTTAAGAAATCATCCAACTCCAAGGTCAAAGTGTGGAATTCCCCCGTTAGGGGGTTCATCTTTGGGGGGAGTAATACCTTTTTGAAGTCCATTCATTATACCTTCTGGCATAGCCGTGTCATCTCTAATAAACTGAAGATGTTCGACACGTCGGATACTAAATGGGGGTACCTCTTCTGCTAAACGGTTCTTTACTTGTCTTAGCTCAAGTCTGCCATCCTCTTCTTTCCATAGACTAATCGCTATGTCTAGGTCAGTTGTAAGATACTGATTACCATACAGGTCTTCTAGTTTTCTAGGACGTTTATTACCTTCTTGAGCTTTTCTGTTGTGGTGGATGATCCAGACATAGACTCCAAATTTTGAACGCAAATAGTTGATATATATCATAGTCTTACGGATTAACTCATCATCGTTCAAGTTGCCAAGGTGAATCTTACCAAGAGAGTCAATGACTATGCCATCAGGTTGATATTTGACTATTAGTTCTTCTATGAACTGTCTTCCAGTCGGATGATGCAGTGGGATAGGCTCATTTATAGGTGCTAGTAGAAGATTGCGCTGTAGCGTCTCTAAATCTTCTGGACTATAGGCTTGAGCCATATTACTAATAAAATGTTTGAACGAACCGGCATTCATCTCTAGTTCTAGGAATAGTAATTTTTGGCGACCTATAGGAGACCAGCCTAAAAAGTCCCGCGACAGGGCGCAGCGTATAGCCATATTGAGTGATAGCTGCGTTTTACCTACACCTGAGGCTGAGCCAATAATACCTAGTCCAGCTCTAGGCATTAAATCTTTAATAGCCCATTCAATACGGATCTCAGCTTTTAGAAGGTCCTGGAAGCCATAGACAATTCTAGTATCTGTCTCTATTTTAGTGTCTGGAGAAACTAGACCGGCAAATGTGACTGTCTCGGTAGCCCTAGGATGCTTCTGTCTTGCCCTATTGATTATGTCAATTAGTCGCTTCTTACGATCTGAGCGACCTTTGAACTTACCCCATTTATCGTCAGCCCAAATTAAAATAGCATAGGCTTCTGAATCTGACATTCCTAATTCAGCACAGTGGAACCCTATACGCATAAGTGCTGAAGAACGCATACCTGTAGGGATATTATCTGCATCTTTTAGAAGAAGATTTAGAGTATCAGCTTCCCATTGATATTTACCAATCAACTCCTGTACCGGAGGCAGTTCATTTATATCAATATTTGTATCGACTAGTTCTTTGAATGATTTAATATGAGAGAAATGCTTGTTATGGTATTCTCTATCATTTTCTTCTACTACTGTAACTTCTAAATCATGCTTGTAGTTGATAGTATGTGGTGGCCTAAGGACCTGATTAGCGTCCCAACCGCTAGTATCTGACTTAGTTTCGTAGGCTATTGCTCTATTTACCCGTTCAATAAATTCTACATCGGTACTAAGCTCTTCTAGCTTCCAATAACAGTGCTGGTGCGTGTCGGTGCTCGATTGGACCCTCAGGCTAGGGGGGCCAGGAACGGCCGTGTGTGCCCCGTCAGCGCTCCCATCTGGCGCCTCGGTCCACTCATCAGGAGCATTACCGTCATACTCTGCCCAGATTACTTGAGCGCCAAGAATATACTCTTTCTCAGGTTTTGCTTTTCTAAAAATGGCCGGAGAAAAGTACACGTCCCGTTGAGTCGCCGAAGCGCTTAGGACGTGATTAATTACTTCTGTTCTATTAAGGGGCCATCTATACATCCACTTCTTCCAAGCCCCTGCTTTGTCCTTAGTTGGAAGGTAAACGTATCCTTCCGTTTCTCCCCACATAAAGGTGAAAAACTGATTCAACCTCTCAGCGGGAGAGTTACCGGCTCCCACTTAGTCTCCCTAGAAGCCAAATACTTCAAACGGGTCAACCGGATTTTTAATAAAATCATATAAGTCCGATAGCTGAGGTCCCTTCTTTTTTAGCCTAGTACCAAGGACTGCTGCCATATTATGGGGATCTAATCCATCTGGATTTTCAGTCTCAAGACAGGTCCAGCACCAAGGATCAAATATGCAATAAGCAGGATGGCTAAAATCCTTGATAAAATATTCATCGCAATTAGCGCATTGCTGAAGTCGCCATGGCTCTGTCTTACCACAGGTGTTACATTTTGTTGCTATTCCCCCGAACCATGTGAACCATGGAAATGGCCTATCTTTAGGGCAACTGCACCTTAAACTAAGCCATACATTTGGATAGTTTCTTTGCCTCTCTTTTAAATCTATGATAGGCTCTTTACGAAGCTCCTCTGCTGTCTTACACATCTAAGTCTACCTGCTGTCTAGCTAGTAGAAGAAAAATACCAGCTAGTATCCTGGATTCATTAGAGAAACCAGTATCTTCTATTACTTGCAAACAATCCATTCTTAAGTCTCTTAGAAGCCTAACCTCTGTTAAAATTTGTACTTCATCCATTAGCTAGACCCTCCTTAGTGTCCATGTGGGCTATTCGGGACTTGAACCCGAGACCTACACTTTATAAGAGTGTTGCTCTAACCTACTGAGCTAATAGCCCTAGATTTTTCTCTGTGACTCGCCTAGTTCAGTTGCTTTTGTTCGATCATATAAGATAGTTTTTAGTTCTACAATTTTCAATCGTAGCTCTTCATCAACTTCAGAGTATCTTATTTTCATCTCTAAAAGGGCCTCACACGCACTTAATTCTGCCTGCATTGCTGCCGTGAGGTTAGAGTTTACTAAAGTGTGTATTTCCTGCAGTTGTCCTTGCGTTTGTGCTGTAGCTTCTGCTACTCGTTTATTCTCTTCCAATAAAAGTCGGGCAGCTTCTTCTGCGCGGTCCGCTACGATATCTTGGCGTGCGTAATCTTCTTTCTTGTCCCTACGTCTAGCTCTGTCTGTTAAGTATCCTAGTAATAAAGGACCTGTTGTGGATACTATTACTGCCACGATAATAGGAGTTATTAGCTCTTTGTCCACGTGCCGATAGTGAGACTCGAACTCACACTGACTCGATTTTAAGTCGAGTTCCTCTGCCTATTGGGATATATCGGCTAACTCGCTACAGGTGTTGCCCCACCTGTAGCGAGGGTACTTACATTCCCTTGAATACGCTCATACCGCTGGAGTCAGGCTGAGCGTTACCAAGACCCGTAGCTTGAAGAAGCTCAACCCTCGTAACATTAGGCGGGAAATCAGAGTTACTGTTCTCCTTAACTGTAACCGCGCACTCAATTCCCTTAAGGTCGTCATTGGTCACAGAGTTATGACGAGATTCAGGAATACCCAAACTGTTAAGTCGACGCTTAATATAAGTAGCTGCCTTCTCCTCTTCAGGAGTTGGATTTTCAGGATCCATATTTGGGAATACACGCTTACGCTCGTAAAGATCCGTACTCTTGTAGCGGCCTTCCTGAATTTCGTAAGTTAGAACCCAGAAGTATTCTTTCTCACCCTCTGGAAGGTCTGCTGTCTTCTTAGAAGGAGCAACAACTGCATCAGTTAGAACGCAACGATAGGTATCGTTCTTAGGCCAAAGACTTTCCTCAGCAGACTCAATATCCATTGCACCGAAAATACCCATTTTAATCCTCCACTAGAATTGCAGCTTCATCTACGATGCCCTCACCGAGGACTTCTTGCTCGTCTTGAAAAGAAACCTGTGCAGCTTCGCTTTCAGGCATTCCTCCTAGAGATAACCAACTAGTTAGCTTCTCGATTAAGTTCTCATGAGTCTCGAAAATACCGAGACCCCCAACTCGACTCTTGCAGACAATTAATTTAGATGGATGACATTGGACCTGGCGGACATATTTACCCGCATCTGCTCCACCTTCTTGGAGTGTTGCAGTGCAGTGACCAACAAAGTGAAGAGGCTCTAGAATCTTGGCATAGAGCTTAGGTAGGTAGTTAGGAGTAGTAACTACCACACCTCGTCGGTCTTTATTATCCCTCTCATGGGCTACAAGGATAACATTGATAGGAAGATCCAGGACGCTATTCAGTGCTCGTCGTGCTCTAAGCCCTGCTGTATTCATATCAGGCCATGTAGGAGTATCTGGATCCTTCTCTTTGTCACTCTGAGCACGATTCCTAGTAATAGCTTCCATATCATCTTGAGCCATAGAAGTGTGCTCATCAATAACAATAGTACCAACATTAGCAAACTTACCTACATTATTCCAGATTGCATCTACTACTAGACTAACTTGAGTATAATTCTCATAGGGGAGTCTAGTAACTCTAGCTCTTAGAGCTGGATCGTGGTTAAGTAGAGACGTCCAGCCTTCTTTAAAGTCTACGTATAGAATCTGCTTATCAGGCGGAGTAATAGCCTGCGCAATTCTAATAGATAGGACAGTTTTACCTGTACCTGAGTTGCCGAATAGCATGAACTTGCCACATGGCTTAGTAGACTCAAGTGGTGTTAATTGTGCCTCTAATGCGGCAAGTAGTTCTTGTGGACTAGGCATCGGGTTCCTCAGCATAACCGTAGGTGTTAGGGACGAAATCTTGACGACGAATCATTATACCATCTGACCCATTTAACTCCGCTTGACATAGGAACTTATAGCCACAAGACTTACAGATCATATTGTTAGAAATTCTGCGGGCCCGATCAGACCACTCCTGTAGTGGAAGTGCACGCATAGTAGATACGCTTTCAATATAACTAACGTAATCTGAGAATGCAGACATAATACGCTGCTTATTAAGCGCTACAGGGTGTAGATTGTATACTCTATCTGGAGTTTCTTCCTTGAGGCTCCTGTAGCGAATAAATGCGTAGTAGCCTCCGCTAACTGAGTAGCCCATAGCCTGGAGGGCGCCTACATATTTGGGAATCTGAGGAAGAAGATTAACTACATCAGGATCATAGAAATCGTACGTGAACTTCCAGTCGATCAGTTTAGCCTGCCCACCTTCTGAAATGATTAGGTCAGGCTTAAAAGGATAGGTTACATCCTCATGGAGTGTTAGCCTGAATTCCTGCTCTACAGCTACAATATTCCATCGCTGGATACGATGTCTGTAGAACTCAAGAAAACCTTGAACTCTTAGCCTAAGAGTTGTTAGCATCTCCATTAGTTTAGTATCTTTAATACACTCTACCATTGACTCTTCATATACTATATCAATAGCTCGCATTGCATCGTCCCAATTACCAGAAGATGCAAACACCTTGAAGAATCGTTCCATAAATGTATGGCCGTAGTTCCCCCGAGTCAAAGAGATTGACAACTTACGGCCTTGGATTCTCTCTCCGAACGCATAATAATGACGTTTTTCACAAAGAGAGAAACTTTCAGCTTCACTATGCGACAGCAACATATGACGTCTCCTTGACGAGGTAACTATATCATAGTATCATTTTAGTATTACCTTGTCAAGGCAATACTAGTGACGTCTAGGTGGTCCTTGTCCTTTATCTCTATTCATACCTATTAAGACTGCAATTCCAACTACAACTACTACTATGATTATGATCAATAGACCTAGACTATTCACTATCGCCTTCTACTCCTGTATCTCCTGTAAGGCTGAACTTGTAAATCTTGTCAGCTGCCTCAATAAGCTCATCAGCAGATTCAGGACTAATAGTTGTAGCAAGTTCTAGCGCCTTAATCCTAAGATACTGTTCGCGTTGTTGTGTATCTGGAGGTGTGTACTCTACGTCAGGGACTGGTGCTACAATAGGAGTTTCAAATATACTCATTATGTTTCATCCTTAATTCTATCGGCTGGGCGTCTAACCCAACGCATCTCATTTTCTAATTGTTCTTTTTCAGTAGCCTTAGTAAACGGATCGTGAGGAATAGCATCTGGTAAAGTTTTTAATGTTTTATAAAGCGGATCGTTAAGGGTGTGCCATCTGTTGTGGCACGTGGCGCAGATTCTGTGAACGTTTCCTGATTCATTATTGAGTGTACTTTTGTCAGGTCCGTGGTGACGGTTTGTAGCGATGCCCTCAACGCATCCGATAATGGGAGCTGCTCCACCACACGCCGCTTTAAGTCCTCGCCACTCACACGCCATACCGGGTGATAGAGGATATAGAACAGCAGCTCTTTTTCTTCCCGTGGATTCTGGGTCAGTAACTTCATCATCAGCTTTAGAAGCATTTCCCGTTTTGCCAGCGGTAATTGACAAGCTAGTTTTCGGGCAGCAACAACCGGATTCAGAAGATTCATAGCATTCATAATGACACTCCGCTACACAAGCTATGCACGACATTTAATTGCTCCGAAAAGAGTAGGGCCCGGTACCTTTAACAGGCGACCGGGCCGACTCTCTGCCTCTCACCTGTGGCTACTGTGCTACGCGGCTTCACCCAGGAGAGGAACTAGTAGAGATACTAGCACACTCTCCCGGGTTTAGCCAAGTCGGTTTACGGCGTGTCCTCCGGCAGCAGCTCAATCAGACCTTGCACAATCCGCTTGACCTCAGCCAAGGACCCTGCCTTTTGAATAATTTTAGTAACTTCTGACGTAATCTCAGGTTGAGAAGGAGGATTAGGGTTGTAATTACCTCTTAGTACTGGTATTGGTTCTGGGCTAGTCTTTGTAGTTTTAGTCACTGACAAGTTTAGGATATAGCTAGTTGCCATCTCTCCTCTTCCTACATATCTCAGAACAGACACCAGTACTTTTATTAATTTGAACTTTTACAGCAGCACCACACACGCTACAGGTGTCCGCTATTTCAGATACTCTAGGTTCTTTACGCTCAATAGCCTCAAGTGTAAACTCAATATTATCCATTGAGAGTATACACCACTTCCTTTATTCCGTAGCTCATGAGAACTGGATAGCACTTATTACATGGCCTGCTGTAGCGAGGTTCTCCTAATTTGTTAACTCTAGCTACATAAAGAACAGCTCTTGAGCACGTTACAGGAAAAATACCCCTAATAGCATCCATCTCAGCATGGTATGAAGTTCCGTATATATCTGCGAATTCTCTGTATTTAGAGAATCTTCCTGTGCCTAGTACATCTGGGTGATTACGAGTCTTGTTAATCCCTATTGCTAAAACCGAACCACCACTGACTAGAACAGCACCATGCTTTTGCCTGCATTCACTAGTCTCAGCAGCTGCAATCGCTAACTTTAGGAAAGCCTTATCGCGATTACTAAGCTCTGAGGTCGTCTCCTTTGATTGCACGCACTATTCCACCTTTAATTGTCTAAGTCTTCCCTGGTACATCTCTTCATATTCTTTTGCGAATTTAACTTTTAGATCATTTAGAGCTAAGGCTCTAGCTTTAACCCTCTTCGCTTCCTTCTCCCGATACAGGGGATTCTGTTGCCGGTACAACTTCACTCTCTCCGAGTTCGTCGTCATCGCCTAGTGCCTCAATACTGTCGGGGTCATTAATATCAATTGCATCTTCACTGAGAGACTCGTTTTCACAATCAAATTCAAGCATCGCTACAGCTGTTGTGTTCGGCCTGCCAGGGTAGATTACATAGTCAGGATAGCCAGCAACTTCATCGGTATCGACTTCGACAATGTAGCTGATCTTAACATTAACCTTTGGCATCTGAAAGCTCCTCTTGGGTAAAGGCATAATACTTGGCACGTGCGAGATGGGGGATTCTCATGATCCTGCAACTCCTAGTCCTAATTGGATACGTAATTTCTGCGCTGCTGCATTAGATCCAGTATCAGCACTGTAAATGTCTACCACGTCGCCAAGTGTCTTAGCCTTAGATAGACTGTTAGCTATAGTAATAGCTGGTGTAGTCTCATCAACTAGTTCGACTACTGTACTACGTACGCCCACAGGCCAAACGTTTGTCATTAGCTGTCTGACGAACTCTCGTACGGCATCCCGATAACGTCTAGCTACCAAATTGTACTCAGCAGGAACCTTAGTTTCTCTGGGATGTCCTATGAAAGAAGATTCCATAGCTTGCATCTGAGCAAGTATCTTATTAGAGGGTGCAACAATCTGCGTGTACTTCTCAGCTGCTTGCTTATTCGTCATCTCAGTAGAAACAATACGAATAGGTGTTGATGTCTTATCGAAACCGTAGGGTGTTACGATTTGCGCAACTATGAAAGCTATAGCACCAATAATAGATATCAGGATTAGAAACCCGATCCTCTTACGCATTCTGCTTCTCCCTATGCTCGATAAGAGTATTCAGTAGTCTCTCTAGTTCCTCCATCTTACCATCTATCTTGCCGAACCGATAGCTCAACTCATTATGTAATTCGTCGAACATCTCAATAATTCTTTTCTCCCTCATCGCAAATCCTCTGGGTCGATATCCCGGTACTAAATGCTGAAGGACATTTTCCCTAATCCATTCGTTATCCCATGCTCTTGGGATACTGAAATCAGGGAGAATGGCATAATATTTCTGACCATCGTCTCTAACAAGACCAATAGAAATTAGGTCAATAGGATTTCTATGGCCTGATTCATGGAACTCTGTGTCGTAAAAGATATCCACCATGTCTCCTACAGTTTAGATTTACTAGTGGACCGCTCGGAATCGAACCGAGATCTCTTAAGAATACTTTTGCTCGGGAGAACACAAAGCTCTTAAGGCTCTTCCATTGAGCTACAGTCCGGATGGGTTACCGCTCCCATCTACCGATAATTGGCTCTCAGCGTAGCAGCACCTTAGCTATTCAGCTACCGTCTCACTATGTCTGGTAGTGAGGACTATCGGCCCTTTTTTACTTAATGTTTTACCTTTCGTTACTAGGAGTGTCAATCGCTACAGCTGCATTGGCAAACATTGCTGTCTTTTGTAGGTAGCGGAGACAGATAGTCTTATTAGGTCCTTCTGGTAGTGCTCTGTTTAGCCATAGTGCCATCTGGGTCATTTCTGATCTAACAGCTTCATGGACATGAATAGTGTGTGGACCTGGCGGATGGTACATCAGCCAGTTTTGCAGTTCCTCATCACTAATAAAACGCTTAGGTGGAACTGCTTGAGTCTCAATTTCATCTAGTGGGTTCATTCCGTCATTATCTGCCATTACTTGCAACGCTCCTTTAACTTGTGAGGGGGAATATGTGGATTAGCACTTGCTGGTCCACCTTGCCACTCATGGTACGAGCGGTTCATAGGAGGGTCACTAGGACGAACAACCTTAGCCATTAATTCTCAGCCTCCGTTTCTCCGTATTTATTACTAGCTGCGAATCCGATATCTTTCTCAACAGCTGTAGTTAAAAGTGGGCACTCTCTACGGCCATGCTCCGGATTGTAACAGAAGGTACACGGCGGACTGTACCAACCTGTAGCGCCGTTCATTAGCTATACTTCCTGAGGTTCAAGTTGGAAGGTAACGACATAAGGGATATTTGGAGTAGAGGAAAAGCCATTAACGCTACAGTGCTCAAAGACCATCCTGGCCAGATCTTTATCTGCATTAGTGAAAATAGACTGGGAATCGTCGGACCAATTAATCACGATTTTATACATTATAAAATTTCTCCGTTCTGCATAGCAGTTAGAAGACTAGTGGAAATATCACTGGTTGCTTCTGCAAAACCTTGAACTACGTTAGCTTTATGATCGTTTAGAGAAGCCATCCAAGTATCAATGGACTGATTCAACCTGAGAATATGGATAGTGGACTCTTGAGTTTGACCAATTCTGTCAGTTCGGCCATAAGCTTGTTCGTTCTTACCGGGATTCCATTCCTCATCCAGTACAATTGTTTGAGTGGCACTAGTGAAGTTGAGGCCAACTCCTCCGGTCTTGAAATTACAGAGGACGACTCGCCATTTCTTTTCGTAGCCTTGAACATCGCAGTATGTTCGATCGAAGTCAATCTTAATCTGTTCTCGTAAGCTTTCTGGAGTATCGCCGTCGAGTACCACTGCAATATTTTCGAGTCGTTCTGCAAGTGCTCGTAGAGGACCCTTAAATTGTGAGAATACAACGATTCGCTCATCTTCAAGTTCCTCTGTAATCATATCGTAGGCTTTATCAACCTTGATAGATTCCTGCACTTCTTCGCCTACACTAAAGAGAACTTCCTTAGTTTCAGGATCCTTAAGGGAAATTCCAGCGGGCCAAACGTTAGCCTGACGCTTCCTAGTAATTAGTGCAATGGTAGCGATAGCCTTCACCGCTTTACCAGAATCTAGAAGAATCTGAGCGTGCTTAGTAAGTTGTTGGATAATCTTCCACTGTAGCGGGTACTTCTCTACATCAAATTCCATTTCATGGACAACAGGAGGAAGCTGCATAGACTTAATGCCCATATCTTCCTTACTGTAAGCAATATAGTAGCCAGCAAGGTGGTGCTGTAGCCTCTGCAAGCCACCACTATTCCACTTCCAGTAACCTGTGTATAGGTCTTGTTCACAGTACAAGTCTAAGAATCTATGTAGATTATCAAAAATATGAGGCATCATAAGATGAAGCAGAGGGTATAGCTCTTGTGGCCTATTAAGGATCGGAGTACCTGTCATAGGTAGTAGAAATTTAACACTACACCTGTCAAGCATTGTATAGTTACGATCAGACATGCTGTCCCAATCGCAAGTCTTACAGGCATAGAAGTAACGCTTCTCTCCGCCAGGATAAGGTCGCTGCTCAACATCGCCGCTACAGCGGGGGCAGACATTCTCAGCGTGTACTACCTTTTTAATCCCAGCAAAAGCGATGGAGCTTACATTCTTAAGATTATGACTCTCATCAAGAACTACCATTTGGAACTTAAGATCAACCAATTCCATTAGCAATTCTTGATCACGCCGCCAAGCCTCATAATTAACCGTCACCGTATATTCATTAGTGAAGGTCGCAATAGACATAGCGGCTCGCCGCTGACCCTTGGTCAACTTGTAAAGACTGAGCAGTGGCCTATGTGGAGCCCAACGAATAACCTCTCGTTCAAAGTTACGGGTCACATCTGCTGGTGTAACAATAAGCAGTCGTTTAACTTGCAGCATATCAGCAGCAATAAGCGCGGTCAGGGACTTACCAGTTCCTACCTTATTTCCCATGAGCACGCGCTTATTAGCTGCGATAATTTTACCGCACTCAACCTGCTTATCAAATGCCCATTCTCTCCAAGGTGCACCAGCAGTAAGTGTATCTAGCTCACTACTAATCTGCTGGAACTTACTACCCGCTATGATCTTATCAAGAGCGAGCTTAAGCTTACGCTCAAGAGTCTCAACAACTCGTTGGACGTTATTAATCTCCCGACGCCTATCGAAGATACGTTCTTTAACGACCTTCATTTCATCTTCGATAGCCCTTAAACGCTTACGATAATCAGCCTGAATAGCAACTATCTGCTGTTCAAACTCGACTCTAATTCTATCATCAGCAGACTGTTCTTTATGGAGAGACTTAAGACGGTTACGTGTATCATTAAGTTCTAGTGCTATACGACCTGCCTCAGAAGTCTCGTCAAGCGCTACAGGGGTTTCGTCGTCGACGAATTCTTTAACGATCTCCCCAATCACTCTTGGGGACTCAAAATCAAAGGCAAAGTCGTCAGACATTAGTTAGCCTTGTCTGCAAAATAAGCTTCGAGGATGTGCTCAGCAGCAATCATCTCAAGCTCACTAGTCATCTTATTCCAATTACGATAGGTGTCGTAAAGCTGCTTTGCCTTTTCAAGAGTTGCGGGCTTAGCACCAAGACCAATAGTTGCAAGCCACGTGTGAAGAACGCTATGAGCTGTAGTAATACCAGCATCGATATTGAGCATCTCCTGTAGCGGCATCGTAATAGTGACAAGTTTGGTTTCAATGTCAAACTGGACGTCCATCTTATTCTCCCGAGTTACTCACATTTACCTGGATGACCTAGTCTACCACCACATACTGGACAACGAAATCCCCCGTGTCCTGGACCTAAACTACCACCACCTTTCTTATCTTTTCCTTTAGATGCTGCAAATGCTATTAGACACAGCAAGAGGATTCCGATTATTAGTGGTTCGATTTCTATTCACCTTCTAAAGACTAAAGTAGGTGATAACAGCACAGATGAATGCGAAGATACCTATCGCTAGCCATCCCCATACACCCATTAATCCCTCCGCTTAAGTAGTATCCACAGTAGAAGTATTACTAGTATAGCCCATCCCCATATCTGTAGTATCTCTAATAGGTCCATTGCGGCAGGTAACTCTCATTCGCTACAGGGGTCATGCTGTTTATAGTTGCTGACCATTCCTCGATACTGCGATAACAGTATCTTCCTTGTCAGATCAACTATCGGCTGCAACACTCCAACTCTGTAAACTATGTATGTTCCTTCGGGCCGGAGCAACGATGAAGGACCCGTAAACCGCGCTCCCTCAGTAGGACTCGAACCTACAACCAGCTGATTAACAGTCAGCCACTCTGCCAATTGAGTTATGAGGGAATGTGGGGGCTTTTTGTTTATTTGTCACCGCTCTGCGCGGGAGGACCCTAGGTCACTACTCCTATGTCCCTGCCCCTTATAAAACTCCGACAGTTATCAGTGTAACAACGCCGAAGAACAATACTTACACCAGTTCTCATCCCGCGAGGCGACTGGCAGCTACCTCTTAATAGTTGGGAGAGTTCACGCAGGGCTAATCTCTATACTGCACTTAACTAGCCCTGCCGCACCGGGCTTAAGTTCTCGTCTGTCCCATGAGGTCGTGTTACCGCTAGTCTGGTAGGTTAGCGGGCTTACGCCATATCAGGGGCACTCGCTTTATAACAGACCTGCCCGGTCAGGATGCACTATGGAGTTTTAGCGGCCAGGATCGTAATCCGGATCCTGGTCACTGTCGTAATCGATGGTCATTTCCTCGACGTCATCTTCCGGCGGGATCATTTCTACCTCCCTAACGCTTAGACTTACGCTTGCCCTTAGCAATCAGGGATTTAGTGCCTTCCTTACGCATCCGACGACTAGGTGTGCCTGAGGACGGATCATTATGAATCTTACCTACTCGCTCACCTGTAGCGTTAAAGTGTGCCATTTAGCTCGACTCCTACCCAAACGCCACTTTAAGCGCTACAGCAATGCAGAAACCCAGGATAACAATCCAGAGGAACTCTGTCAACTTCATAAGATCACCTATTAGAGAAGTAGAGAGACAAAGCTGCTAGTGAGACTATCGCTCCGAAGAAAAGAGCTGCGATTACCTTATCACGATCCATTACCACGCTCCCTGTGATAGCGTTCCCGATCCCGAATTCTATCCAGTTGGTAGTCTGGATTTAGCGGGTCATTCTTACGCAGCATATCAGTTGGACTAATAGTGCTATCTGGCTTATTACTTCGGGCTGCTCCGTAGATAATGATTGCCAAAAGAACTAGCCCGATGATGACGCCAATTCTCATTACTTAGCTCCCGCATCTCCCGATTGCGTTTGACTATACCATAGTCTACCACAGATCTAATGCCTGTCAAGCCATTACTTCAACCTGATTCTGCAAGCCATTACTTAGGGCTGGTTAGTTGGGCCTCCAGTTCATCATAGCACCTATCACATAGCCCATTAGCAATTAGGCTCGCTACCGCTACAGGGGGTTTAGCTGTATAACTATACCTGTAACCGGAGCCGCAGCGAGGGCAACTAACACTAGACGTAGGCATTACTACTTAGCTCCGCTACAGGGGGGTGGAGGATCATTAGCGTAGCAACCATTCTCCCAGAGGTTAACTACCGGCTTAGGGCTAGGGTTATCTTCGGTTAGTAGGGCGCTACCCGCTACAGCGCTGATAGGTAGCACAACTACCAGACCAATTAGGATTGCCAACTTAGCCTTCATATCACTGGCTCCTTTTTCCAACCGTCAGCAATTAGCTCTGCTTCTAGTTGCGGGCTAATAAAATTAGCAGGGAGCAGATACTCCCAATGCGGTGCCCTAGGCGAAATCCAACCTATCACACTAACCATTGAACATGCCCCGATCTAGGAAGATAGCCCAGGCTTCATTAGTTGCCCAACGAGGATCTCGTACAACTTTAGCGTGCAGCGCAATCAATAGGCTAATTACCTGCGGGAGGTGGCTAAGGCCAGCCTTAAAAGCTTCCCATTTAGCTCGGTCCCAATCTGCATCTGTTACTTGCCAATTATAAACCTGATAGTGCCAATGCGATAGTTGCGCTACAGCTGTGAGGACCTCATTAAGTTGCCCCTGGCCAGCCTGATCATTAGCATAAAGATTCCCTAGAATTGTGAGGGCGTCTTTAGCCATAGCCTTTTCAAGTAACTCAGGATCAAAACTATCAGGGGGAATATTAGCCTTTGCATTAGTCGCAATGATAGCTTGGCGACCACTAGTATCTGCATAGTAAGACTTCGGAATAGAGGGCTTCCTAGCCCGTTTAAAGAGATCAGGGTTTTTACTAAGGACCCTCGATACAGTCGCTTGACTGACACCAATAGCCTCTGCAATATCTGGCTGAGTTAAACCTTTCTCGGGAGTTGCTGAGCCTAGAAGTGTAGAGAGGATCTGCTCGGTAAAAAATGCCTCATTACTATGGCGTGACATTTTTCATCTGCCCTTAATCGTTAGATTATAACCAGTCGGTATCCCATTCAGCTCATGCGAATATACAGCAAATGGGAGTTTGCCCAGCCCAGCGACTTATGCTAATTCGCCAAGTCATTCTTTCTATGCACACCATACCTCATTCCTTACCGGAAGCGCAAACCCGCAGGTCAGAGGGGGGTCCTGCCCATTCACCATTCAGAATAGCGGCGGTGTATTTAGGACGGAGTCCGTCTATACACCATCCGTTTATCTCTCAAACTAATTCTAATTTTAGTTAGTTGATCTTCGAATAATAAAATTTCAGCCCCTCTGCGAACTAGATATGAGGCTATCTCAGCAACTAAGAGCCCTGTAGCGGGCCCTTTCTAACGTTTATCTGGGGCCCATTTAGGGCATAGGGCGAACCGCTGAGTACAGCTTATCACAGCTCAGCAGACAACTAACACGGCGGAGCGGCATTGTTTCCATGCAGGCTGGCCTTCTGAGGGCATAATAATAGCCCCCAATCCTTTCGGACTGAGGGCTATTATTAGTTGGGATTAGTTCTCCGGGACTCGCGGAATAACTACGATTTCAGCGTAGGTCCGCATGTATTCCTTAGTGCCATCCTCCTTGGCCTTACTTACTGTGAACGGGAAGCTAACGGGCTGGCCAGCAAGGGTAGACAGATCATCTGTCTTGGCCGCTGCGAACGCGGCCTCTTGAAGGTCCTTCGGCTCGACCTTAATGCAGCCCTTATTGTCCTTATTGATGTAAGCAGCAAGGACAGTGAAGCTGGCAACCTCAGTCTTAGTGCCATCCTTATTGTCAACGGTAGCGAAAACCTTCTCACCATCGACAGTGACAGACTGGAGACGCGGCCGCTTCCCACCACTACCAGACGAGGTAGAAACTGCGCGACCCGAGATAGACTTAAGGGCTGGCAGCTTGTGCACAGCTGCTTCACCTGCGAAGTTACGCAGCACAGTCGCGAGGTCCTTAGCCTTTTTAACGAGCTCCTTGTGAGCTGCCTTAACCTTATCGACGTCGACCGGCTCAGCCGAAACCATTTCAGCCTTAATAATCGCGTCGATCTCAGACTCGCGAGCAAGAATTGCCTTGTCTGCCTTATCCTTCCATTCCCGGAAGGCCACAATACGCTCATCTGTGGAAGTATTGCGAATTTCCGCAATGGTGGCGTTGACGTTCTCGACTGCCTCAACTTGCGAGAAAAGCTTATTAGCCTCTGCCGCATAATTTTCGTACTCTGCGCGGCCCGCAACAACTAGCGGGCTATCCGGAATAACAACGGTATCGACCTCGGGAGACTCGACCTCAGTAGTTTCGACGGCCTCTGTGGCGTTCTCAGACATGGTGTCCTCCTGTAGCGGAATGTTGGCTTGCATGACTATGGTACACCCTGACGCTAATCAAGGCAACTAATCGCGTGGCGTATCCAATTATCAATGATCATGGTGGGCGAGCTGACCCGCCTCTGACCTGCACAGATGCCCGTGGGACGCGCTGTGTGCCCCGTGGAGGCTCTGAGGGCTGTACCCCTCACCTCTGTCCGGCCCGTTCTGCTGTTATGCCTCAATCTAAGCACTAATCCTGAGTATTGTCAATTTTCGCGGGATTAGACGACCCCAGCCGCGTAGGTCTTGGAGGTGGAGGAGTACTCTTCGGTGTTGGTCTCGTCGATCATGACGTTCTCCTTTTCGTAGGGGTCTCATTATGGGGCGTGTAAATCTTGCGAGTTAGTGCGTGCAGAACTTTTTCCATTTACTTGCGGTTGAGTCTCTGTTGCCACCCTAGTGGACTTAATGCCAACAACTCAACAACATCAGATATTGTGCCTTGCTCTCCGACCTTCTCACAAGCGGCTTTGATTGCTTCGACCGTCAGGTTTCCAGCAGCTCGTTGCCCATACCGCATGAAATAGGCGTCCCTAATGGCCATTTCCAATACAGCGTTCATAATTACTCCTCACCAGTACTGACGAATTTCTCCGAAGTTCTCGATATCCGAGTCGAACTCTTCTGGAAGACGCAGGTAATCCCGAACACCCCAACGCCAGTAGCGAGGTTCCGGACACGTCTCGAACACAATTCCTTGGGCCTCGAGGAGTTTGTCGCAGTTCCAGCCAACTTCGTCGCTTGTGGTGGTTCGAGCTAGTCCGAGCAGATCGTAAAGATCAGAAAGACTCGCATAGTAGTCGATAGGGCCCCGAAGGGCCCTAATTACTTACTTCTTGTGCTGCTTGCCAGGGTACTTGCAGTTGATGATGTAAGTCGGCTGATCAACTGCCCGAGTTTCGTCCACGTGCTTAGCCATTGAGCTCGTCCTCCTTGTCAACAATTGCCTTGGCAGAGTGGAGAGAAATACCGAGGACGTCACGGACCAACTTAATGGCCTGAATCTTATGGTTAGCGTCGAGGTGATCATGCATCGGCTTGTAAAGCTCATCGTACTGCTGCACATTGTTATGGGTCACGAACCAGTGGAAGATGCTAACGACATCGTAAGTGGACAGCGGCTCAGCCATAGTCAGCTTGCGCTTAGCATCGGCCAGCTCACCTCTGACCTTATCGAGCAACTGATAGGCAGAGTCCACGTCCTGCTGCAGAGCTCGGATATGCGCGTCCTTCTTAGTGCTCTCGTCCTTGAAGATATCGAGGGTATTGCGCATCTCGACGAGGGTATCGAGGTCAACCTGCACCAACATGTCTGCTCCTTAGTTCCTCGGCTGGCCTTACAGTGAGAACACTACTCCTAATGGATGAGTCTGTCAATAAAGCATGTTGTAAGGGTCTGAGAGCCGCTGTTGTTTCCAATTACGTCGTCCCCACATTTTCACATTTCTAGGGTCTTTATACCATATTTTTGCATTTCTTTTTTGCATTTCTTTTTCACATTTCTAGGGTCTTTATACCATATTTTTGCATACTCCTTGACAGTCTGCTGTACTATTAGTGTATGCAGAATCCCGTAGCCGAATACAGAGAGCTTAACAGTTTAACGCAGCTTGAACTCGCATCCCGTCTTGGTGTTACTAGCCAAGTTGTCCATCTAGCAGAAGCTGGTGTTTATACGACACTCCCACCTAAGCTTCGCCACGCCATCCATTTGACTCGCCCTGTAGCGGCTGCTCAGTACCATGCTTTTCAGGTCTCCATAAGGCAATCTAATAGGGAAACCTTAGAAGAAGCCGCACTTCTCTATGACTCAACTATTGCCCCTGTAGCGGCGCACCCGCATACCTCTTTTAGATTGCTTATTACGGATTCTTTTATGGGTTACTGTAAAATCCTTGCTATTCACCCTCAGATAGTGAGAAACTATGAGCGACGGTTTACTAAACGGGCTTTGCATCCGCTAATAGCCCAATACCTTAAAGATGCGGGGCTCCCGGAGGGCTTGATAGAAGATTTAGGAGTTCGCTTCCTAGGAGAGGAGAGGGAGTGAGAATTCCTGAGGGTTGGAAAGAATTAGACTTTAGGAACGCCATCGGGGCGGCATATACTTATTGGTCTAAGCATGGGACCATTGGGTCGCCCTCAGCCTGCGCGAAATACTATTTCGACGAACCTAATCGGGCTAAGCACGAGGCGACCCTCCGGAAAGCAATGCTGACGCCTGAATTCGCGGAGGTAATGAAACACAGGGGGATTGAATGGGCGGACCCGCGGGGGCTGACAACTAAGCAGCATTACGCCCTAATGATAATCTGTCAGCCGCTGACTAACGAGCCCTTAAGCCGAAGGCTGAAGAAAGCCGGCATTAGCCAAACGGAATACAATAACTGGATGAGAGACCCGATCTTTTCGGGACTGGTTCGGGAACAGACTGAAGCGATTATAAAAGGAAGCCAGCATCTAGCCCATGAAGCGCTGATTAAAGGGCTAGATAAAGGGGACTTAAACGCAGTTAAATACTACAATGAGATGACGGGGCGTTACAATCCCGCTAAGGAGCAACAGGCTGACATTGCTGTTGTCCTAACACAGGTGATTGAGATAATTCAGCGAAATGTTAAAGACCCAGCTGTCCTGCAAGCAATAGCAAGAGATATGCAGATGCTAGCAGCAAGTAATCAGCTCTCAACCCCTGTAGCGGGAACTGGAGGAGTTATAAATGGCGACGTTTACAACGCGATTGGGGCTTAGAAAGCCTAATAATACTACAGACTTAGTTAATGTCGTAACAGATTTAGATGATAACTTTGACGACATAGATGCTGCAATAGGTTGGCTAATCTGTACTAGCACTACGCGGCCCGGTTCACCTTGGCAAGGTCAGCCTATCTATGAAACAGATACTAAGACTTATAGGGTCTGGAATGGAACTCGCTGGGCGATAATCAATAGAGAAGTAACTGTATTTAATCCTACAGTCACTGGCGGGCCGAGCGGATATACTAATGTCGGTCAGTATCAAATTGTAGGAGACTACTGTCATTATGAAGGCCAGATTGTCTTTGGAAGTACCAATGGCAGTCCTGGTGGTGACTACACGTTTAATGCCCCTGTAGCGGCTGATACTAGTATAAACAACCCTAACCAAGGTCAAGCATGGTTTAGGGATATCTCCCCAGGTGCTGACTATGCTAGTGGTTTTTGCTTCTTTGCATCACCTACTATTATGCAGATGCGTGGACTTATAGGTACCTATAACGGTTCTGGTGTCTTTGGTCAAGGTACTCCCGTGACTATTGTTTCTGGAGACTGGGTTTCTTGGAGTATGCGCTACAGGATTGCGAGTAGTGTATAATGACTGATATCTGGCTATCTAGTTTAGAGAAAGTTGATAAAGGGCAGCGACTAAAAAGAACAGAAACTGACGATCCTAAAGGCTGCCTCCACACTACAGAGACTAGTGGTAAACCTAGCTATAACGGATGGAGTGTTAATCCTCATATTGACGTCACACCTATCCCTAATGTGGGTGTGACGGGACGGCAATTTATCCCTCTTAATTATGCCTCATTTGCTTTAAGACACACTGAGGCACAAGCAACTAATACAGATGATGTAGTTCAAATAGAACTCATCGGAACTTGTAGCTCAACCGGACCGGGATACTACTGGCCTGATGCTGATGATGCGGTATTAAAAGACCTCTACACTAAAGTAATAAAGCCCTGTAGCGACGCACTAGGGATACCGATTCGTGCACTGGAATTTGCTAGCCGTGACCTTGCTACTAGGCTTACTAATAATCAGTTTGATGTATATTCAGGTTGGCTAGGACATGAACATGTACCGCAGAATACGCATTGGGATCCTGGTAAATTCCCATGGAATCGTATGATGCAGATACAGCTAGCCAAACCTAAGCCTTTAACCTCAGTAGGAGGACAAATGCTAGTATTGGTAGGTACCAGAGTGTTTGATATTAGTGCAGGTCTTGCGGATTACGTAGAAAGCCCTCAGGTAGTTAATGCCTACATCAAGACATTGAATAATCCTAACATTAAGACATCCGCTAATTTACCTAAGGTAGATGAAACTGTACTTGCTGCTTATCTTCGCACAGACGATCTTAAGGCAGCTGTACGCTTAATCCTTACACCAGGTGCTTCTACAGTAGCTCCTCTAACTCCAAGCGATATTCGTGCAGCCGTATCGGCAGTTATGAATGCCGCAACTTATCCTAATATATAATGCCTGAGTCTTCTATAGGGCCTAATAGTGATCCTGCTAAAACACTAAATACTAGAGATGCTGCTTTAGATGCTAGGGATGTACAAAAGATACATGAGAAGGCTGATACTGATTTCTCTAAACAGTCTCTGCATCATACATTAGGCCCTCAGGGTAATCAGGCATCTCCTGGTAATCACGTACATGATGGGACTAGCAGTCCTCAGATTTTAGCAGGATTCTCTCTTAGTGGTACGCGAGGAACCGCTACAGCTGTGCCAAGTATAATTGCAGCTTTAGTAGCTCTTGGTGCCACAGATAATACTACACCATAGGATATCTGATGCCAAGACCTCGCAGGAATACAGCACAGGTCCGTGACCCTGCGGAAATGCTACGTATTCTTGCTACAGGTGTGCGTATGCAGGCTAATAAGCCTAATATTCATGCATACGAACCTCATGCAAAACAAGAAGCTTTTCATCGTTCACAAAAACGTATTCGTCTGTTTTTAGGTGGCAACCGGTCCGGTAAAACTACTTCAGGTGTAGTTGAGGATATTTACTATCTAAGAGGGCAACACCCACATAAGAAGGTATTTGAGCCTCCAATAGCTGGCAGGGCTGTAGCGGTAGATATCCTCCAGGGTATTAATCAGATTCTTATTCCTAATTATAAGCAATGGGCCCCTCCTAGTCTTTTGATAAATGGATCCTGGGAAGATTCATATAATAAAACAGATAGACTTCTAACTCTTTCTAATGGATCTACTGTAGAGTTTATGACGTATGAACAGGATGTTGAGAAATTTGCTGGCACAGCACGGCATTTTGTTCATTATGACGAAGAACCTCCTATGCCAATTTTTAATGAATGTCAAGCTCGTCTTATTGACTATAACGCCCCTTCTTGGTTAACTCTTACTCCTCTTGAGGGTATGACTTGGATATATGACACATTGTATATAAAAGGGGAAGATGGCGGTCATCCTCTTATTGATGTCTTTGAAGTTGATATGTTGGATAATCCTCATATTAGTCCCGAAGCAGCTGAAGCTTATCTTGCCGGACTAGATCCAGATGAAAGAGAAGCCCGAGCCCACGGTAAGTTTATGCAACTTGGCGGTAAAGTCTACAAGGCATTTGATCCTAATACTCATGTGATCGAAGCTGGGATACCTCCAAAAGAATGGGAATGGGCTAGAAGCTTAGATCATGGATATAATAACCCTACAGCAGTTCTATGGCACGCTGCTTCCCCGACTGGTCAGGTTATTACTTTTGCTGAGCACTATAAGAAAGAGTGGACAGTAGATCGTCATGCTAAGTATATTCTAGAGTTTGAAAAGAAGCTAGGCAAATCTCCTGAGTTAAGTATAGCTGATCCTGCTATTGCTCAAAGACAGGGTGTTACTGGGACTTCTATTCAGACTGAGTATGCTAAGTATGGTGTATTTTTTGCTCCTGGTAATAACGATGTGATTACTGGAGTTAACCAGGTTAATCACTATATTAGACCACATCCTAAAACTAATAAGCCGTCATGGCATGTCACAGAAAATTGTCCTAATTTAATACGTGAGCTTCAGCGTCTTAGATGGAAGACTTGGGCAGGAAAGAAAGCCCAGTTTGAGAATAATCCCCATGAACAGATTCATAAAAAAGACGATCACGCATCTGACTCTCTAAGATACTATATGTCATTCTTACCTGATCTAGCTCCGGAGATGGAAGCAGCACTAGCTAAACTACTACCCATTAATACGGTAACTGAGAAATTTGATGTTATGCTAGCTCAGGCATTAGAAAATAATAGAGAGAATACTACTGAGTGGCGTACTTTTGCTGGATCTGATCTTTTTGCACTAGAATATGATGGACACGTTTGATACTCTGTAAGAAACAACAGGAGGAAAAATGCCAGATCAGCCACTATTTAACGTTAATGAGGGCCCTAATGGACGTACCGGTGGTCCTTATCTTGATGAGGTAGAACTAAGAGCTGCTGAAGATAAGAGGGCAGCTGCCGAAGGTCGGCACCCTGACTACAATAATATGACTAGTACAGCTGGTGTACCTTTAGTTACTGCTAAAGAGCTAGTGGAGTCTCATCATCTACAGCCTTCGGAATTTGATAAGCCACTATTAGATGAATCAGCTGTGTTAGCTAATGCAGATAACCCTGATTTAGGGCCCATGCCTCTTGGTGGCTCTGTTGAAACTGAAGCTGAAGAGGATGAAACTGAAGCTGAAGAGGGTAAAATCCCCGAATTTCCGGAGTCATGATGGTAGCCCCTAGTGAGGCACTTCAGTCAAGAATGCAATTTGTACCAAAACCTGTCCGAAGTCCAGGAAAATGTATTGTTTGTGGAGCAGTAGATAAAAGAGTAGTGGACTTAGGAATAGAAATTCAGTGGTACGGTAGAGTGTACTTCTGTGAAGACTGTGGTGCTCAGATAGGTACTACTTGTGGCATGATCTCTAAAGTTAAGTATTCTTCACTGAGTCTAGAACATGAAGCCCTCACTTCTAATATTGATGGGGCTGCCGAAGAAGTAGTTAGGGCTATCAATGAACTCAAATTTGATTTTAATGCTAGGCTATCTAGTATTCGTGATCGTATTAATACTAGTTCTTCTAGTGCTGATGAAGGCGATTCAAACAGTACAGGTATCGAACAGGAATCAAGCGATACTACTCCAGCAATCCCTAAATCTATTGGCCTCGAAGGATCCCTTGGCTTTCCAACAGATCCAAGCAGTATCTTCCAGCTTGGATAATGGTCCTGACTTATTCTCTGGCCCAGTAGATCCATCAGATGCAGCAGAAGCAGAACGAGTATCCTTAGGAAGGAGGGTAACAAGGGATGAGTATGATGAACTCGATGCAGAAGCTCTTGCCGAAATTGGAATCCCAGTCCCGGGATATTTCACCAGCCAAGGATAGCAAGGTAGAAGCAAAAGAAAACCTAGAGCTGGCCCAGTGGGTGCGATCAGAGTATGATCGTATGAAGTCTGCTAGATTAAGGATCCAGCTTGGTTGGTATCTTAACTTAGCATTCTACTACGGTAATCAGTATGTAGAGCTTTTGCCTCAGTTACAAAAGCTAGGAATTCCTAAGGTCCCTCCGTATAGAGTTCGTCTAGTATCTAATAGAATAAAACCTATTATTAGAAAAGAGATAGCAAGACTAACAGCTCAAGAACCTAGTGCTTCTATTATCCCATCATCCAGTGATGATGAGGATATGTTTGCCGCGTACGCGGGGGAAGCTTTGTGGCAGTCTATTTCTGCTAGTAAAAAGGTAAAATCTAAATTTCGTAGGTCTATGTGGTGGATGTGCCTTACCGGTACTTCATTTATGAAAACTTGGTGGGATCCTGGGGCTAAAGATGGTGAATCTCAGGGCGATATCTGTTATGCTCCCGTAACCCCGTTTCATCTGTATGTTCCTGATTTACGTGAAGAAGAAATAGAAGATCAACCATATCTAATTAATGCGTATACAAAGCCTGTAGCGTGGGTTGAGCGATTTTATGATATGAAGGTTAATCCGGACGCTGTAGCTGCTAATGAAATTTTGTCTGACGCATATCTTAATCTTAATACTGGAGTTACTACCAATCCTGATAGTGTTCTTTGTATTGAATTATGGGCTAAGCCAGGAGCGCACAGGCTTATTCCTGATGGCGGTACAGTTCACATTATCGGGGATCAAATAGTAGCTAAAGGGGGTATGTATGCACATGGTATGTATCCTTTTACTAAGTTTACACATATACCTACTGGTAAATTCTACGGCGAATCAGTTATTAACGATTTAGTGCCTCTCCAAAGAGAATTCAACAGAACTAGAAGTCAAATAACCGAAGCTAAAAACAGAACTGCAAAGCCTCAGTTTATTGCCGCTACAGGATCAGTTGATCCTAAGAAGTGGACTACTGAGCCTGGTCTTATTATTGAGTACCGTCCGGGTATGCCAGAACCTAAGCCTATGCCAATACAGCCCCTTCCTGCATATGTTATTAATGAACTTGATCGCCATATAATGGATATGTCAGATATTAGTGGACAGCATGAGGTTTCAAAAGGTAGTGCCCCTCCTGGAGTCACAGCTGCTACAGCTATTTCATACCTTCAAGAACAAGATGATTCACTTTTGTCACATACGTACGCTGATATTGAGGATGGCTGGGAGTCTATAGCTAAACAGACTCTTCAGCTAATTGTTCAGTTCTGGGATATGAGCCGTATGGTTAAAACTACAGGTAATGACGGTACGTTCGATTCCCTAATGCTAGCTGGATCGGATATCAAAAAAGGTACTGATATTCGTATGGAGGGCGGCTCATCCCTTCCTACGAGTAAGGCAGCTAAACAGGCTCTATTAATGGATATGATGAAGATGGGATTCATTACTCCAGAAGACGGCCTGCGTATGTTAGAAATGGGTGGAGTTACTAAACTTTGGCAAAATCTAAGAGTCGACTACTCTCAGGCACAAAGAGAGAATGTCAAACTTAGGTCTACTGATCCTACCCAGGTAGCTGAGGCACAAGCTCAAAAAGATCAGATAATGCAAATGATGCAGAGTATGCCTCCGGATCAAATGCCACAAATGCCTATGGATCCTCAAACTGGTATGCCACTAATGCCACCGCCTGTATTGCCGGTTAATACGTGGGATAACCATGATGTACATATAACTACACACAATAACTTCCGTAAAACACAAGCTTTTGAGGTCTTACCAGAGCCTATAAAACAAGCTTTTGAAGAGCACGTTAACATGCACCTTGCTGCTGTTAATGATGCCATGGAACAAGTTAAAATGGTAGCCGGTGGTCTGGGAATGTCTGGCTTAGATCAGTCATCCTCAGGAGGTATGCCACCGCAACAAGAAGGACAATTACCACCAGGAAATGAGATGGGAGCTCCTAATGGCTGACTTTGACATCTC